CAAGGCACACGTCCTAAACGAGAAATATATGTATCTAATATACCAGAATTTGTAGATGTAAGTTATGATATTTTAATATGGACAGACTATACGGAGCAATTAAATTCAATTGTAGAACAAATTATTCCTACTGGAGGATTTGCATGGGGGACTACATGGAAATTTATTACCTCTATACAAGATTATTCTTTCGAAACAGTTTCTGTACCTGGAGAAGATCGTATAATAAGAGCTACAATGCCTATCAATGTTAAGGGTACATTATTATCTCAATTTGAATTGCGTAGATCTACTTTACAAAAACGTTATTCTGTTAAGCGCATATCATTTGGCTCTGAAACAGAATCATTTAGCGCAGATCCAGATACTCCGCCTAGTGACGGATTTAATAATAATGGCGGGTCAAATCCTGAAGATCATAATTTTCGTAAGTTGTTGTAGTATATTTATTTAAAATAAAAAGGAAAAGTTATGTCAACAGAAATTAAGTTTACACAAGAAGAATTAGATCAAATTAAACAATTACGTGATAATACAAATCGTATTATTTATCAATTCGGAGAAATTGATTTAGAGTTGCATTTAATGCAACAACGTACAAATGAACTTCAACAACTTCGTACAGAGTTACAGGCTGAATATCAAAATCAATCTAATAATGAACGTACATTAGTCGATGAATTAAATAAAAAATACGGGGCAGGTCAAGTAGATATTGAAAGTGGTATATTTATACCTAATTCATAATGTTTGACTAATTGCTCTGATATTTATATGAAATGATTATTAATTTAAATTAGGAGCAAACTAATGGCAGAAAAAATTGTTTCGCCTGGCGTGTTTACCAATGAGATTGACCAGTCAGCATTGCCAGCAGCAATTGCTAGTATTGGTGCAGCAGTCATTGGCCCAACACAGCGAGGCCCTGCAAATATTCCGACAACAGTAACTAGTTATTCTGAGTTTTTACAAACGTTCGGTGGAGTATTTACCTCCGGCTCAGAACGTTATGAAAATACTTTCAAATATTTAACTAACTATTCTGCACAAGAATATCTTAAATATGCCGATACATTGACAGTAGTACGTGTAATGGCAGGAACTTATGCTTATGCATTTAGCAATGTAATAAGTGTTAACAGTGGTAGTGACGGGACAACGTTTGCGCCATCATTCCGATTAACTACGTTATCAGCAGGGGCCCAAGAAAATTCTGGACAAGAACGTTCTGCTGCTAGTGGTAGCGGATTTACATCAGATGTAACAACCGGAGGTCTTCTCCGTTCTGGGTCAGAACAAAATCTTCGTTGGGAAGTTTCGGATGTAAGTAATACCAAAGGTACATTTACATTGTTGATTCGTCGTGGTGATGATATTACTAATCGTAAAATTATTTTAGAACAATACAATAATTTAACGTTAGATCCAAATTCTCCTAATTACATTGCAAAACGCATCGGAGATATATCATATACATTAAAAGATTCGACTACATCTCAACCATATTTCCAAATCTCTGGTTCATATGCTAACAAATCTAAATACGTACGTGTAACAGTATATAAAAATACAGTTAATTGGTTTGATCAAAACGGAACGCGACGCAGTTCTGACTTTACTGGTAGTTTACCTCAAGCTGTATCTGGAACATTTGCAAATGGTAGTGATGGATCTGTAACACATCCAAAACAATTCTATGAAAATATATTTGCTGGGGGCGGAAATCAACAACAAGGTTTTGACTTATCGAATTCAACATATCGCGAGCCATATTTAGCTGCTATCAATTTGTTAAAGAATCAAGATGATTACGACTTCAACTTGTTAACATTACCTGGACTAGTAGATAATAACACAAATGCTAGCGGAATAATAGATGCAGCCCAACAAATGATTGAATCGCGCGGCGATGCATTCTTAGTTGTAGACCCATATGCATATGGCGGTACAATATCAACAGTAGTAACTGAAGCTGATACACGTAATAGTAATTACGTCGCAATGTATTGGCCATGGGTATTAATTCCAGATCGTGACTTAGGTAAAAATGTTTGGGTTCCTGCAAGTGTCGTTGTGCCGAGCGTATATGCATTTAATGACCGAGTAGCCGCTCCATGGTTTGCACCAGCTGGCCTTAACAGAGGCGGAATTGAAATTGCTGTACGTACTGAACGTAAACTTAATCAAAGCAATCGTGATACATTGTATGATGCAAATGTCAACCCAATTGCTAGTTTCCCTAATCAAGGAGTAGTAGTTTACGGACAAAAAACAATGCAGAAAAAATCATCGGCATTGGATCGTGTTAATGTACGTCGCTTGTTAATTGCTGCTAAGAAGTTTGTTGCTTCAACTAGCAAATATTTGTTATTTGAACAAAATACAGCGGCTACTAGAAATAGATTCTTAAGTATTGTTAATCCATACTTCGATAATGTTCAACAACGCCAAGGCTTGTATGCATTTAAAGTTGTAATGGACGAAAAATTAAATACTCCAGAAGTAATTGACCGTAATGAATTACGTGGAGCTATTTATTTACAACCGGCAAAAACTGCAGAATTTATTATTATTGACTTTAACATCCTACCGACTGGCGCTGCTTTCCCAGAATAGTCGTAATGGATAAAAATAAACAAGGAGAAAACTAATGGCAGAAAAAATTGTTTCGCCCGGTGTATTTACCAATGAGATTGATCAGTCAGCTTTACCTGCTGGTATCGCCAGTATCGGAGCTGCTGTTATCGGTCCAACACACCGCGGGCCTGCAAATATTCCGACAACAGTAACTAGTTATTCCGATTTTGTAGCTAAATTTGGTGGAGTGTTTACTGTAGGTACAGGTATAAATGAAGCCACTTACAAATACTTAACTAACTATTCTGCACAAGAATATCTTAAATATGCTGATACATTGACAGTGGTACGTACCGCACCTAGTGATATAGCATATGCTAATAGTAATGTAGTAGATCGTTCTGGTACTGGTACAATATCATTTACATTAACTGCATTATCAGCAGGCGCCCAAGAAAATTCAGGTATTGTAGCTGCATCGACAGCCGGATCTGGTAGTTCAGCAGATCAGACCACCGGTGGTAGATTAATACTTGGAACTGAAACTAATTTGCGTTGGGAAGTATCAAATGTAAGCACTACTAAAGGTACATTTACATTGTTGATACGCCGTGGTGATGACATTACTAATCGTAAAATTATTTTAGAACAGTATAATAATTTAACATTAGATCCAACATCACCAAACTACATTGCAAAGCGAGTAGGAGATGTATCTTATACATTGCAAGGTTCAGGTACATCTGATCCATACTTCCAAGTTAACGGATCATATCCAAATGTATCTAGATATGTACGTGTAAGTAACATTTCTAATACTACTACTTTCTTTGACCAAAACGGTAAAATACGTATTAATAGTTTATCGGGCAGTTTACCTCAGGAAGTATCAGGAACGTTCTCAGGTGGTAGCAATGGTACAGAAGTTTCAAAGTCATTCTATGAAAATATATTTACACTTAGGGCAGTAAATAGCGCCGGCGTGCTTGGAACAGGAGATGCTGATAATGTAAATCGTCAGCAAGGATTTGATATGTCTCAAAGTATTTTCCGTAATGCATATTTAGATGCTATTAATTTGTTATCTAACCAAGATGATTATGATTTTAACTTGTTAACATTACCGGGCTTAGTAGACGAAAATACATTTGCTAATAGCATTTTAACTTCGGCTCAACAAATGATTGAATCACGTGGTGATGCATTTTTAGTAATGGATCCTGTGAGATATGGCTCGTCATTATCAAATGTAGTAAGCGTTGCGGATTTGCGTAACAGTAATTACGCAGCTGATATTGGCCATGGATATTAATTAATGATTCAGATTTAGGTCGTGCTGTTTGGGTACCTGCTAGTACTGTAGTACCAAGTGTATATGCATTTAATGACCGAGTAGCTGCTCCATGGTTTGCGCCTGCTGGTTTAAATCGTGGTGGTATTGATGTAGCAATTCGTACAGAACGCAAATTGGACCAAAGCAATCGTGATACTTTATATGATGCAAATATTAATCCAATTGCTAGCTTCCCTAATTTAGGTGTTGCTGTATATGGACAGAAAACATTGCAGAAAAAAGCATCAGCGCTTGACCGTGTAAATGTACGTCGTTTATTAATTGCAGCTAAGAAGTTTGTTGCTTCAACTAGTAAGTATTTGATCTTTGAAAACAATACTGCTGCGACGCG